CGTCGCCGTAGACAACGCGCGTGACGATGTCGATCGTGCAGCCGAGGGCGTTGCCATCGTCGTCGGCGCGCCCCCAGGAGTCGGTGTTGGGGCTGGTGTCGCCGCCGCCGAAGCCGCCGGCCAGGGCCTTCGGGTACTCGTACAAGCCGCCGTGGATGATGTTGACCAGGACGCCTTTGTCCTCCCCCCACGGCATGTAAGCAACCACGTCACCGTCCTTTGCGTACACGTAGTCGCAGTCGTGATCGGTGTCCGAGACGGCGTACAGCGTCAGGTCGATGCTGGTGTCTACGTCGCTGCCGTCGTCGTCGCACGGGTTGGCGTCGATCGTATTGCCGCTCGACCAGTCCGATGACACCTTCGCCCAGTGCAGCGAGGGCGGGTAGTTCGCCAGGCGGACGACGGCGAGGATGGCGCTGCTGCCCCCAGCCGAATCGGAGACCCACAGCAGCTGGGCGGCGCCGCGTTCGCCGGAGGTCAGCTTGCCGGTGTCGCCGTCGGTGATGTCGGCGAAGTAGTGGAAGTCCTCCTCGTACTTCACCAGCGCTGGGCAGACGCCGGAGACGCAGGCGCGGCCGATCTTGCCGGCGGCGATGGGCTCCAACGTGATGACGAACCAGCCGAGATCCGACGGGCTGGACGGCGTTGTGCCCTTGAGCACGACCCGGCGGATGAAGGCGTCGTCGGCCGCCCCGCCGCCGTTGTCGGGCGCGAAGACCGGCCCGTCGATGGCCAGGACGGACAGGCGGTCACGGTCAGCGCCGGTGTCGTTTCGGACGGGCACGATGCCGGACTGCCAAGCGTGGCCGCGCTGGAAGGTCCGGTCCAGGCTCGACTGGCCGGCCCTATGGGCAGCCGCCGCCTCGACGAAGGCGTTGTACGCCTTGGCCGGGATTCTCAGCCGGTCTCCGGGTCGGACCTTCCTGAGTACGTCGCCGGTTCCCATGGTCAGATCCCCAGGCCGCTGAAGTCGCCCGAGTCGTAGACCTTCTCGACGTAGGCGCCCACGGGCTTCTTGACCAGCATCTTGGCACCGGAGTCCACTTCGTCAGCGTAGCGGACCCAGAGGTACTCCCAGCCCTTCTTGGCGATGCCGGTGATGCTGCCAACGGTCAGGCCCGTCTTGTTCGGGCTGGCGGCGAAGTTGAACGTGATCTCCCAGTCGCCGTCGGACCGTTTCGAGCCCGAGGCGCCCAGGAACAGCACCTCGCCCTGGGCGAACCCCTTGAAGCTGGCGTTGTTGGTCTTACCGGTCAGATTGAACAGCGTGCCCTTGTAGGCGGACGTAACCTGGGCGTCGGTCTTGATGTGCGTCTCGGAGAACCGGTAGACGGGCACGGTGATATCCACGCCCTCGACGCTGTCCTGGGTCACACCGATCGCGCCGTCGAAGTCGGGGGCCGTCTTGCTTGGCGGAGCATAGCTGCCCACGGTCTGCTTGCTGTGCGTGATGTGCTGCGTACCCCCGCCGGTATCGAAGCTGTACGACGAGTCGCCCGGCTCCATCTGCTGGGAGTCGGGCGGGATGTACTGGACCGTCGCCTCCCACTGCGTCGGGCCGATCGGCTCGAGGGTGATCTCGCCGCGGTCCAGGCCGTTGTGCGTGGCGGGCGCCGTCGTGCGCACCGCCTGCGCGGCCAGGAGCTCGTTGTCCGTGCCCTTGACGAGGTATTGCAGCTCGACGGACAGCAGCTCTTCCGTGCCTCCGCCCTGGCCGCTGTCCTTCGTGGGCCGGCTGAGGTACTTCTCCTCGACGGTGATCGGCATGGTCGCCTTCCGTGGCTATGCGAATGCGGACCCGCCCATCGCGATGATCCGCTCGATCTTCCTGGTGTTCTTCGCCGTCTGCTCCGTTGCGGCGGCGGTGCGGTCCATCGCACTGCCGGAGGCGAAGCCCCCGATGGCCGCAGCATTGAACGTGCCCCGGACGGTCGTGCGGAGCTTCTCCCCGAGACCGGCTGTCGCGTCCTGGATTCGGCCGAGAAGCTCCTCGGCGCCCTTCAGCCTGCCCGGGCCGGCGTCCTCTGCCTCCCGCTTCTTCCGCTTGTCGCCGGCCTTCTTCAGCGCGTCCTGCCACTCCTGGCGTGCGTCGCGAAGCTCCTTCTCCGCGGCGGCCATCCGGGTGCGGCGCTCGTCGGCCATGGCGTCCTTCTTGGCCTCGTGCGCCTTGCCGATCTCCAGCATCCGCGCCTGGTGTCGCTGTTCCTCCGCCTCGCGCTCCCGCATCCGCTTCAGCTCGCGCTCCTTGAGCGCTCGCGTCTTGTCGTCGTCGATCTGCTCGAGAGCGGCGTCGGCCTCCGACTTGATCCGGTCCCGCGCCGCCTCCATGTCGATCGAGTCGTCGAAGAGGGACTTGATCCACGTCCATGCATACTCCGCGGCCGCCTTCATCTTGACCCACGAGGCCTTGAAGAAGGCGACGAACTTCGCCCACGTCTGCGAGAAGAAGCTCGTCGTCTCGATCCAGCCGACCTCCATGCCGTGCCAGATCAATTCGCCAATTGCCTGGGCCCCGTACCACGTGCCGTAGACGAGCTTCAGGAATCCGTGTTTGAACGACAGCCACACGTCGAGCAGCGCCGCGACGCCGCGCTTCCACTCCATCTTCAGCGTCAGCCAGAGGATCTTCGCGGCCAAGCCGATGTCACCGGCGCTTGACGGCCGTGGCCGCAAGGCCGATGGCCACGCTGACGCCGGCGAGGATCTTCCCGAAGCCCATCAGCGCGATCCCGCCGGCCAGGACGAGCCCCGCGATCTGCGCGATGGAGATCACCAGTCCCTTGTTCTGCCGGAGCCACTGACCGGCCGTGACCACGATGGCGGTGATCTTCTCGGCCACAAGCTGCGCCGCAGGCGCCAGGGCCGACCCGATCGTGAAGGCGGCGCGCTTCAGCGTCTTCCACAGGGCGTTCATGGTGTCCGTGAGTTTCGCGGCGGCTTTCGCATCCTTCGTCGCGACCGTCAGACCGAGTTGGCGGGCCTCCTCGCGCAAGGCAGCGATGCCCTTGGCTCCGCCCAGGAGCATCGGCATGAGTTGCCGCCCGGACTTGCCGAACAACTCCATCGAGATCGCCGCCCGTGCCGAGGCGTCGGGAATGCGGCCGATCGCCTCGGCGACCAGCGAGAACTGGTCCTCTGGCGACAGGCCGGCCAGGGCCTTGTAGCTCAAGCCCACGTCCTTCAGGGCCTCCGTCTTCGTGCTCAGGCCCCGGCCCGCGTCGCGGATGGACCGCTGCATGCCCGCGACGGCCTTCTCGAAGATCTCGATGCCCGCGCCCGACTGCTCAGCCGCGAAGGCCAGTTCGCTCAGGGCCTCGACAGTCATGCCCGTGCGATCGGCCATCTTGTCCAGCTTGTCCCCGGCCGAGGCGAAGTGCTTCACCGACGCCAACAGTGGCGCCATTGCCGCGCCGCCGATCATGGCGATCTTCGTCCCCATCTGCGTCACGCCGGCGGCAAAGGCCTTCATACGCATCTGTGCGCGCTTCAGCCCGGCCGACAGCTTGTCGCCGATGCCGAGCTCGACGTACGCCCGGCCTGCCTTGATGCCCTGCGTGTTCGCCATGCCGTCAGTCCTGGTACCCGACCCGGATGTTCTCCCGGTCGACCGCGGCGATGAATCGCCACACGGCCCGCCGCGCGCCATGCTTGCGGGCGTAAGCCTCGCCGCTGTCGGCGACGATGCGGCCGTTGGCGCGCACGGCTCGCCACCGCCAGCCGTCACGGGCGTGGTAGATGCGGAAGGTCGTGGTCGTCAGCCGGGCGGGCTTCCGGGCCCGCTCGCGGTCCGTTTCAGTCAGCGTCCGTGCCATCGCTCACCTCACTGAGTTCGCCCAGAGCTTCGGGAACTTGGGCGCTTCCTTCACCATCGCCGGCCCCATAAAGGGCCTGGCCCGAATCCGCACGCGCCGTCTGCGCCGGCGGCGCCGCAGGCCCTCGACCACAACGGACGTGCCACCGTGCTCGAGGGCCTCCGGGGCGTTGCCCACCTTCTGGTTGAGCTTCATCGGCCCGATCACGACCGTTTGCCGTCGGCGGTCGTAGCCGAAGAGGATGAGCCGCTTCAGCAGGCCTGAATGCGAACTCGGCGGCTCCCCGGGCTGGGAACTGCGCTTGCGGCTGCGGATGCTGCTACGGGCGGCGGTGCGAACGAACGCCCCGGCCTTGGACAGGACGACCCGCGTGGCCTTGTCCACGGCGCGGACCACCTTGGCCCGATCGAAGAACATGTCCACGCTGACGGTCTTCATCCGCAGCACGAGTGCACCTCCCACGCCGTCAGGTGATCCCGGCCTGGCGTTTGGCCTGCGAGATCGTGTCCTTCACGACGGTGGTCTTCCCGGCCTCCTTCGCCGCGTCGCCGATCGCTGCCTTCACCTCCGCGCTGCCTGTTGCCTTTTCGACGCCACGGACCACCGCAGTCAGCGCGGCCTTGGCCCGGCCGGCGAAGCGGGCGTCGACGACCCACCAGATGCCCAGGGCGATGCCAATCAGCGCGCCGACCAGCACCACCCACGGGTAGGCCTCGAAGAGCACGCCGGCGGCGATCAGCACGGCGCCCCCGGCCGCCACGGCCAGGCCGAGCATCACGCGCCCGGCCCAGATCGCCACGACGATCCCGGCCAAGAGCGCCAGCCCGCCGATGACACACAGCAGCACCGGCCCGCGGCGAACGACGTCCTGGATGCTATCCATCCCGCCGCCGAAGAACTCCCCTCCGCCGCCGGGGCCGAGGGACGTGCCATCGTCGCTGAACCTGGGCAGCGTAACACCCTCCGTGCGGAACGGCTGGACGCCGGTGACGGCCTTGGCCGGGGCGTCGCCCCAGGGGGGCGCCACGACGGTCACCTCCCGCTTGTACGTGCCGGCCCGGGCGTCATACGACGCGGCCGGGGCAGGGGTCACCTGGACGGTGCCGTCCTTCGCAGGTGGGGGGGCACCCGCCCCGAAGCACGCCACGGCCAGCAGCACGACCACGACGCATCCGATGATCCACGTTGTGCGCTCCATCGCGGTGTTCTCCTTCCCGTTCCCGGTCACTTCGCCTCGACGCGGACGTAGACGCGCTCGGTGTGCGTCTTGCCGGCCGCGTCCACCCACGTGCCCGTCCCGACCGGGACGTAGCGGTACTTCCCGTTCGTGGCCGTGGGGCCGCCCTTGGTGACGGCCGCGCGGGGGCCGTCGTGGGACTCGGTGAACTTCGCCCACTGGCAGCCGACCACGGTCAGCACCACCAGTACCAGCACGACCCATGCGATCCATCTCATGGCCTGTGCTCCTCATTGCTGCGCCCTGCCTTCCCGGCCGGGCCGTCCACGAAGATCGACTCCGACGAAGCCGGCGAGCTGGTGGAGGATCTCCCAAGGGTCGCGAGGGCCTCGTCCATGGCCTCGACGAGCTCGCCGTCGACCCGCCGGTCCAGGACGTCCTGCGCCTTGCCCACGTACGTCTCCGTGATCGCCAGGACCTTGTGTGCCCTCGCCCGGTCCCGCGGGCTCGGGAAAAAATCCGCGATGCCCTCCAGCAGGGCCTTCGTCGCCTGGTCGATCGCGTCGTCCGACATGGACTTGTAGAAGTCCTCCTCCGAGACGCCGGCGGCGTCCAGGTCGCCCTTGAGGATGCAGTACAGCACGTCGACCAGTAGGATCGGCTCGGCCATCAGCCGGCCCAGGACGGCCTGGGCGCCGTCGCCTTCCTTGCCCAGGTCCAGCAGGTCCAGGTCCAGGCCATCCCGGACGCGCTTCAGGGCCCACGTGTTGACGGCCAGCTGGTGCGTCCGCCCCGCGTTGTCCTTGAACTGCCGCATGTCGCTCTCCCGGGGGGCCTGTCAGGTGTCAGGAGGCCTCATACCACTCGGTGAAGCTGGACGGCTTGAGCGTGACGTTGACCGTGACGGCCTCCTCCAGCGGCTCGTTGCGGCTGAAGTTCGTCACGGAGAAGTTCCCGGCCAGGCCCTGGTTGCCGCTCGTGGCGATCGCACCGTCCATCGCCGCGATGGCGATCTCGTTGCCCCCGGCCCAGGCCGTCTGAAGCGCGTCGAACGCGGTGTCGCCCGGCTTCCAGAGGGCCTCGAACTCGATGCTGCCGTCCTTCAGCGTCGCCGCCGTGGCACGCCAGCCGTTGTTGCCACGGGTGGTTACATCCGCCTCGCCCGTCTCCAGGTTCAGCGTCACGTCCTTGGCGTTGTCGATCTCGCTCCACGAGACCGTCGCCGGCGTGTTGGTGTCCCCGTCCAGCAGCGTGGCGCTATGGTACAGTTTGCAGTTCATGCCCAAGGTGTAGGCGTTGCTCATGATGGTCTCTCCGTGACTCTACGTCGCATCCGTGCGGTTCAGGGGTTCGCCTGGGCGGCCTGAAGCTGCGTCAGCTTGGTCGCCAGGTCGTCCCGCTCGGCTTGAAGCCCGGTCGCCTCGTCCTGCAGGGCGCCGATCCGCTCCTCCATGCCCGCGATCGTCCGCTGGACCTGCTCGAGCGTCAGGACGCGCTGGCGGATGCGCGTCTCGCGGACGCGAAGCCGCTTGCCCTGAGGCGTGTCGATCACTTCCGTGCTCACCGTCTTGGCCATGTCCGTCCTCTCCCTATCGCTTCACGTCGTGTCCGCACCAGCCCGCGCGGACGATCCGGAAGCCTGCCTCGATCACCTTGTCCCGGAAGTAGCCGCATTCGCACTTGGCGCGTGCCGCGCCGTCCGGCGTGTACGTGAACAGGAACCACGGCGGCTTGACCTTCTCGAAGACGCTCCGCCGGACCCGCACCAGGCCCATGTGGATCGCCGTCGGCTCCGCCCAGGAGGCCATGTTGGCGATCGGGTAGGTGCAGCCCACCACGTCCGCGTCGGCCTGGAGGACCGGGATGGCCCGGGCGCCCGGGCGCATGTCGCGGTCCATGAAGACGAAGTCGCGGATGGAGTCCGGCGCCTCGAGCACCAGCTTCTGGACGGGACCCGCCAGAGAGGTCGACGCTGCCGTAGCCGTTGATGGTGCCGTAGAAGACGGCCGTGCCGTGCGCCAGGAGGCACCCGTCGACGCACACGTCGGAGTCGAAGTAGTGGGCCTGGCTGGGCGGCCACCAGAAGCTGTAGGAGCCCGTATCGATGTGGGAATCGTCGATCTGCCCCTCGGCGATGTGGTCGGCGAGGATCGCATCGGACTGGATGTGGCCCGACGCGACGGCGTTGAGCGCCAGCTCGGCGTCGGAGACGGCCTGGCTGGCGATCTTGTCGCCGGTAACGGCACCGTCGGCCAGGTCGGCGGTGCAGACGCCGCCGTCCTGGATGTGGCCGCTGTGGATCACGCCGGTTGCGATGCCCCAGTATCCCATGGCTACCACGTGCCTCCGACCAGCGTCACCACGTCGCCGGACGTGCCCTTGACCTGTATGGTGGCCAGCTCCACGCTGCGGAACTCGTGCCACTCGCCCGGCACCCAGGGCACGTCGGAGCCGTCGTCGCCCTTGAACAGCACGTTGCCCGCGTTCGTCGGTGGTGTGGAGATGGTCACCGACGCAACGAGGCTGCCCGAAATCAGCGGCTGGTAATCGCCTGTGACCGTGATCTTCCGCATCACGACGTTGTTCATGATTCGATCCTCGCCCTACTTCATGGCTCGGTACGTGACCGTCAGCACCGACGTGAACAGCCGCTTCTCGGCCAGGTGCTCCGGCGAGTAGACGGGCTCGTTGGCCGACCGCACCCACGCGGCGCCGGCTACGCTTGCCAGCGGCCGGCGCCTCAGGAAGACGGCGATCTCCTCGACCAGGCCGGACAGGGCTGCCACGTCGGCCTCCAGTTCCGAGCCGACCTTCTTCTGCACGCCCACGTCGATCTGGACGTCGTGCTGGCTGAGACTGCGTGACCCGCCGGTGATCTCCACGGCCTTCGGGACGACCGTGACGTGCAGGCCGGCCAGGTCGGCCAGCTCGAACGCGGGCAGCGCCTTCCTCTCGGCGGCGAACGACTGGGAAAAGCCCGGCTCGCCGGGATCGTTCAGCGTCGCCGCCACGGCGTCCGCGATGTCGATGATCGTGGCCATGTCCCTCTACGCTCCGATCGCCAGGCGCCACAGGGCGCTGAATGCAAGCGCCACCGCGGCTCCCGCGATGATCCACAGCAGGCGGCTGCGAACCGCCTCGGCCGCTTCGAGCCGGTCGAGCCGAAGCTGGATGCCCGGCTTGCCGTTGCCCCGGACGGCCTCGTCCAGCCGGTCGAGCTTCATGTGGATCGCCGCGAACTCGCCCTTGCACACGCGGTCGTACTGGTCCGATTCGCTGCACATCAGGGGGCCTCCGTACCTACCTGCTTCGTGTGAATCCGCATGGTGCTGCCGGGCACGCCGCTCCATCGCCAGTGCCCCTGTCCGGCCAGGTCGAGCACCTCGTACACGCGGCCGTCCGCGACGATCTGGTCGCCTGCCTCGGGCTCGCCGAAGGTCGGCTCGAAGTCGGCCGCGGCGATCAGGAAGTCGACCATGGCCGCGCCGACACGGACGCCGAGCTGGTCCTCGACGTCGCGGTCCGGCTTCCCCGACGTGGCGGTCAGGTCCAGCTCCGTCTCGCCCCGCCGATAGGTGACCTGGCTGGCGCAGTGCGCCCCGCGCTGCTGCGCCAGCCATTGGCATCCTTGCCGAAGAAGGTCACCCATCGCACTGGCCTCCGTGCCCTGCGAGGCGTAAGGAGCGCTACTGACTCAGCCGCACCCGGACCGTCGTGTCGTCGTCGCCGGCCGCCTTGACCACCTTGCCGAGCAGCTTGTTGGCGCCCGACTCGCTGTCGGTCTTGGCGACCTGATCCGCCACGTCCCAGTAGACCGTCGCGCCGGCCGCGATCGCCGAGGCGCCGCCCGTCGCCTTCGGGACGTCGAAGACGCCCGCCACGGCCAGCGACCCGAGGGCATTGGCCGCGATCGGCGTCCGGGCGATCCCGATCAGGTCTTCCTGGACCACCACGTCGCCGGCGGCGACCGCCGAGGAGGGCGTGTAGTCCACGCTTTTGCCGTCGTGCACGAACGTTGCCGTTGCCATGTCTGGTTACTCCTTGTAGGTTGGTCGAAAGTCTTGGTTGTCGCGGCTCTTGGTACTCACGTACGTGGACGAATGTGATGGAACCGGTGCTTCCCCAGGACTTCCTGGCGTACCTGAGGAGTGGAAAGCCGATGGAGGGCGGGCTTGCCATGGACCCCGGATGGTTCCAGCTCTGGCCCGAGGCGGAGATTCAGCAATTCAACGTTGCCTACGAGGTCCATACCTTCGCTCCCAATCACTACGGCTTCGGTTCCAACGGAGGCGGCGAGTTGTTGGCGTTCGATCGACAAGGCCACATTGTCATGATTCCTTTCATTGGCGACGGCGAAGCCGACGCGAAGCTGGTTGCCACGTCCTGGCACGAATTCGAGGCGGCGATGGAACCCGCCTAGCCAGCTTACGCCTCGCCCTTGCTCTTCACGCCGCCCTTGGGGTCCTGAAGCGCGACACCGAAATCGTGGTAGCCCCGCATCTGAATGCCGAGGACGTTGAAGTCCGCATCCGCCGTCTCGATGGTGGGGCTCTCCTGGCCGTTCAGGAACGCCACCTCGATCACCGGCAGGTCCGTCGGGTCGGCCAGGAGGTACCATGCCTTGGCGCTGTTGCCGGTGTACGCGCTGTTGGCCAGGTAGCGGCTGACCTCGGTGCGGAACTTGCCCTGGTGGAAGTTGGCCACGGGGTACTTCGTGCTGGCCGTCGTGTCCCGGAGCTCCAGGCTCTTGTAGAGCATCGTGCCGATCGCACTGAGCGCCGTGGGCACCAGCACGATCGCCGGCATGATCCCGATGGGCTTGTTGTCGCTGTCGACCTGGTCCAGGAAGGCCACCTCGGCCTTCGTCAGTCCGTCGATCGACAGGACCGTGTCCGTCCCCGTGAGGTAGTTCTTGTTGGCCGTCTTGAAGAAGTCGCTGTTGCCCAGGAAGACGGTCCAGAAGATGTCGTTGATCTTGAGGCCCGATCCCCGCCCGAGCTTCCTCGGTACGGTCGTGATGGCGCCGAGGTCGTCGTTGATGATGTCGCGCCGGTCGATGGCCAGCAGCAGGCCGTAGGTGTCGGCCTTGTTGGTGTAGGACTCCTCCCCGAGCGTCCCGTGCTTCAGCTCGCCGCCCGGCGCCACGATCTCGTACTGATCGCGCCCGATCAGCCGGTAGCTCGTGACGGTCTTGAAGTCCGAGACGTTGCGGACGGCGCAGATATTCCGCCACGTCCGCTCGACGCTGAAGAAGCCCTCCAGCAGGAACTTGTTCGCCACGTTCGACAGGATCCCGCCGATGTCGATCGTGGACAGGCCCGCCTGGATGTCCGGGCGGAAGGCGAAGCGCAGGACGCCCCGGCTGTCGCGGAAGTTCCGCCCGTCGTAGCCGTTGGCCCACGCCGCCTCGAGCAGCAGCTCCTGAAGGCCGATGCCCCCGCGGAAGCGCTTGTGGGCGGTGTCCACGGCCTGCTCTCCGAACGCGGCCACGACGTCGTCGCCCTTGACCCCGCCGGTCAACATGCACGCGGCCTCGAGGATCGTGCCCGTCATCGTGTTGTCCGGCACGTGCGCGGCCGGCGCCTTGGGCCGATCGGCCCGGAGCACCTCCAGCTCCGTCTTCGTCACGTCCCAGCCCTCGGCGATGGCCTTCGCGGCGATCTCGGCGTGCTTGTCGCCACAGACCTTCCGCACGGCCGCGATCCGCTCCTGCTCGGCTGCGGCTTGGGCGCGCATGTCGGCCACGGGGTCGGTCGTCACCGCGTCGGCGGCGTCGGGGGTGCCCGTCGCGGTCTTCGCCTGCGCCTCGATCTTCTCGGCCTTCTCGCCGCCCGTCTGCTCCTTGCCCTCGACCTGCCTGGCCGGCAGGCAGGCAACATCCGTGTTGTCCTTCACGTTCTCGTCCATGATTGGGTTCTCCTTGCCGGCTCTTCTTGCACCGGCCGCGATGACGGCGGATGTGTTGCGATCCGCCCCGCTGAACACGAAGCTGATCTCGCCCAACTCGGCCTTCCGGGCGACGATGAACGGGCCCGACAGGGCGCTTCCGTTGACGTTGATGGTTCGGCCCTCGGGGACGTACTCACGCGCCAGGACCAGGGCCCCGATACTCGCCTGCCAGCGGAAGCCGCGATCGTGTGCCTCCACCACCTGCCGGGCCTTCGGCGCCACGTCGATCACGTCGCCGCTGGCCACCAGGTTCGTGCCGACCACCTCGACGCGGTCGGCCTGGCCGAGCAGATAGTCGGGATCCTGCTGGTGACCGACGAAGACGGGGAACGACGCGCGGGCCAGGTCCAGCCCGGCCAGGTCCACGACGACGGGATAGGAGAACCCCGCGATCCGCATGGGGCCGCCGGTGTAGGCGACCATCGTGAAGCGGCGGTTGCGGGGTTTTCCGACACCGCCTTCCGGCGGCGCCTCGGCCGCCTCGATGGTCAGCGACGCCGCGAGGTCCAGCTCACGCGGCTCGGGATTCTTGACGCTCGTCTTCGTCGTCTTCATCGTCGTCCTCCGTGACGTCCGGCCGATCCGCCGGATCCGCTGGCGCCGCCTGCGCGGCCGTCAGCCCCAGTTCCTTCGTCAGCGCGACTTCCTTGGCGCGCTGACGCAGTTCCGTCTCCCAGTCCTTGCCCTGGCGCGCATACTCCGCGGCGAGCGTGGTCGTGTTGCTGGCCAGGCGGGTGGCCTGGGCGTTGGCTTCCTTGGCGGGGTCAACGTGCTCGTGGCCGTCCCAGAACCACTGGTGGGAGGCATCACCGAGCTGCCCCAGGCCGAGGGCCTTGGTGGCCTCGGCCAGCCACGCCTCGAGGATGCGGTCCAGGACGACCGTCTCGATGTGCGACTGCTCGACGCGGATGCTCTTGAAGTACGTCTGGTGGTCCAGCCGACCCGAGGCGTAGTTGTAGCCGCTGCTGTTGCAGGCCGCGATGTTGTACGGCATGTTCAGGCAACGGGCGATCTCGTTGAGGACCTCCCGCTTGAACATGTCGTAGGTGGTGGCCGGCTGCTCGGCCTTGACCTGCTGCGGCTCCCAGCCCTCGGGCGTGAAGACGGCCATGTTCGGGACGAACTCCATCTCCGTCATGGGCTCGACTTCCGCCGCCTCCCCGCCGGCCGGGGCGTTGGTCTTCATCAGCACGGCGACGTTCGCCGCCGACTCGGCCGCCAGGATGACCGCCAGCGTGTAACGGCGGAGCTGCGCAAACAGCGGCAGCGCCGGCAGGATGTCCGGAAGGCCGCGACGCTGGCCAGGCCGGTCAGCGCGGAACCAGTGGACCACGCTGTCGGCCGGCACGGGGTCGAAGTCGAGTGCGGCGCTGGCGGCGCCTCCGCCGGGATGGGCCTTCAGGACGTGGTATTCCTTCGGGTTGCCGGACTCGTCATAGACGATGCCGTCCACCGCGTTGGGGGCCTGCTTGATCTTCGCCGACGGCGTGGCGACCTGGTCGGCCTCGACGAGCTTCAGGTCGAGCTTGACGGGGCTGTCGAGCCCGTCGTTGTTGAACAGGACCGCGAACGCCTCCCCGTCCTGCGCCCGGGCCATCCGCATGGTGCGGAGCTTGCCGGGCAGGTCCACCGCCTTCGCCCACGCGGCGAACTCCCGCTCGACGGCCTGGTTGACCTCGGTGCTGTCACTGAGCATCTGGAGCTGCGGCCCCGTGCCGACGACGTCGTTGGCCAGCGTGAGTACGATCCCCCGGGCGTAGGAATTGTTCGCCACCTCGTAGCGGGCGCGGTTGCGGAGGATGCGCCGAACCCCGGGGTTGGCCGCGGCGTCGGCCGACAGCCCGTCGGCGTTCGCCCAGTGCCGCCGGTTGTCCGCGTTGGTCTGCGCCGAGTCGAACTTGGCCCGGACGACCACCGTGTGCGCCGTGGCGCCGGCTCGCTTGCTTCGCCTTGTGAATGGCCACCATCCCATCGTTACACGGTTCCCGGGGGGACGATCTTGACGCGGACGAACGCCTTGGCGGGGTTCTTGGAGACGGCCTCCTTGCCGGCCAGGTACTTGTCTGCGGCGATCTGGTCGTCCAGCGAGTGCTGCTGGACGTTGACGCCGTCCGCACCGGCCTGCTTGGGCCCTTCGGCGTTCTGCTTGATCGCGTCCTTCAGGTCGTCTGCCATCGCTCCACCTCATCGCGGGCCTGCCCGCCGTAGCCGACAGGCGAAGGCGGGAGCCGGAATCGAACCGGCCGCGGCGGACGCATGAGACCCACCAGCCCACCAGGGCTCTTCCCGCTGTAGCGCCCAAAGAAAAAGCCCGCCGGATCGTCGTGCACGATTCGACGGGCTTCAGCTTCGTCTCCGAAGGCTCAGGGCTGGCCAGCCCTGCCTTTGGGCGATATTCATTTATCAACGCGGCAGTGCTGTTCGCGCGTACTCAGCCTACCCCACGAGAATGCGCGCTCCAAGGGCATTCAGTTCTCGCAGCGCAGATTGTGCCACATGTATCACAACTGCTCCACCATTCGCCGCATACCGAGGCCAGTCTGCCCATCGCGGCTCGTGCCTGTACCGCAGGCGCTCTTCGCTGAGACAAGCGCGCGTTTCGGGCCAAGCACTGAATCGGGGATGGCCCCAGCCCTTCTGAAGCTTACGAGGTCACCTCGAAGATCCGGCTGATGCACCCGTCGATCGTGGCCCGCCACGCGCCAGACCGTCCGTGATTCACGAAGACCAGCGAACCGTCTGGACCCACTTTCCCGGTGCGGATGGCATCGCTGGGAAACGGCAGCGAACCGATGTGATCGCCACTTTGCGTGAAGTAGCCGAGGAAGCCCCCACCCGGGCGATTGCCCCACGCCCAGATTCCCAGGTCCCGGAAGAGGCAGAATTCGCAGCCGTAGTAGCCGAACTCGACACGCCACATCACGTTGCCCACCGAATCCCAACAAGACAGGGAGTTGCTTTGGTCTGACACAAACAGGTTCCCCCTGCATGGCTCGTAGGCAAGGCACTGGACGGGCGCGTGAGCCATGTAGTCGCCAAGGACTGCCGAGAGACTCCCTCGGGTGGCCGGAGATACCTCCTTGTCGGCGAGATGCAGGACGGTGTCTTGTACATCAATCCGGAGGACATGGCTCCATGACGCGACAAAGAAGAGGTCTGGCTTGGCTATGAGGAGCCGGTATGGCTGAACACGAACAGGGCCGAATGAGGTCTCGATTGCCCCTTTGAAGGGCGTGGCCCAGAGGTAACGACCCTCCGGCGTCATGCAGAGAAGGGTGCCGTTGCCGTCTGGCGACTCTCGCATCCCGGCGAGCAGGATGTCCTCTGTAATGGCGACGGTGAAGATTGGGAGGTCGAGGCCAAACAGGCTCAGTCTTCCCTCCGAAACGTCCAGAATGCCGAACTCTCTGTCCCGTCCCGCCAAATAAACAATGGTCTTGCTATTGGCTGCGCCTGCATGGAGATCGTCGATTCTTCTTGGGCAGGAGATCGCGTTGTCGCCATGGACGATGTGCACCTTGCTCGCGCGAGAGATGACAAGGTGATCTGCTGCGTGGGAGAGGCATCGTGTCTTACCGCGAGAGAGATCGTACGAGAGGCCCGGGAAATCCGGTAAGGGAACGAAGCTCCCGATCTTCTCTGGATCACCTGCCGTAAGCCGCACGGTCCGTTCGCCGACCTTGCGCAAAGGCGGCGACGGCAGATGATCCAATCGTATTTCGGATTCCCTCGCTGAATCCATGGGCGAAGCTCTGATACAAAGCCTGCCTGGCCGCGCCTTCACGCAAACCAAACTCCAAGATGGATACGAAAGTGGCGGCACTTCGTCAAGATGCTTAGGCACGAAGCAGGATTCCCTTGGGCCAAGCTGTGCCATTCACTTCCGATGAATGGTCCGATCTGCGAGCATCGACGGAGTGACCTCGTAGGTGGTGATCCGCTTACCACAATAGCGGCATTCGCGATATCGCACGATCCGGCCGCGGGAGTAGCGGGTATTCCGCACGCGCAGGTCGGCGCAGCCGCAACACGGGCAGACCACGCCGCGCTGAGAGTCGGACGAGGGCCACTTTTTCCTGCTGGTCGTGTCGTCCATGACTATCTCCGCCGAAGGTCTTCCTGGCTGTAGCGCCTCCGCTTCCGCACCGGCTTGGCGTCCTGGCCGGGGACGCGGACGCCGAGCATGCTCGCCGCGACGGCGCAGCCGACGAGGCAGTCCAGCCAGTGGTTATCGGGCTTGGTCGGCAGGACCGACCACTCGCGGACCGTGCCGTACGGGCCCGTGACCTCGACCCACCGCTCCGAACGCGCGATGTGCTCGGCGAACAACACGTGGTTGGTCTTCGCCGTGCCGTATAGGCTGATGCAGCCGCGGTCCGACGGCGCCGTAAGCAAGCCGGTGTGGACGAAGCTCTTCCAGTAGTTCGTGTCCACCAAGACGTGCGGGAACTGCGCCGTGCGGCGGACGTTGGGGATGTACCAGTGGTTGCCGAGGACTTCGCCGGGCCTCTGCGTGTAGGCGGCGAAGGGCTTGCGGCTGGCACGGACGCCCACGCCCTTGGAGAGCATGACGGCGGCGGAACCGACCTCGCGCTGGACTGCGGCAACGATCCCCGGCTTGTAGCCGCTGTCCACCAGCAGCCGGTCGATCTTCAACAGGCCCGCGCCGCGCTTCCACTCGCGGGAGAGCTGCTCGCACATGAGCTTCTTCAGCCCGGCGTGGATGGCGCCGTCGGTGCCCATGCCCTGGAACGCCCGGCCGAGCGTGCGCGAGGCGTCCGCCAGCGTGAACACGCTCCGCCGCTGGTCGGGGAACGTGCCGTACTCGACGATGAAGCCGGTGAAGTCCTCCTGCCACGCGCATACCGCGTAGAACAGCAGCTTGTCGTGGAGATCCACGAACATCGTCAGCCGCGTGGCCGTGGGCGGCACTTCGCGGCGCTTGTGGCCGTTGACCTTCTCGATCACCTGCTCGACGGTCAGGGCGCCGTCGGCCGTCTGCTGGAGCACCGGCTCGTTCTGGCACTCGGCGGCGAAACCCTCGGGACCCATCCGAAGGCGCAGGTTCATGGCGTGCTGGATGGCGCTGATCTCCCCGACCTTCGCATCAAACCGGGCCGGCCAGGCGATAGCCGTGCCGGCGTCCATCTCGGCCTGGCGGGCGGCGTAGAACTCCGTCGCGGCGTTGCGGCCCTTGGCCTTGCGGATGTCGGCGTACTGCTCCCAGAGCTTCTGGCTGGTCGGCCAGGCGTAGACGAGCTTCGTCCGCTCGCTGTCCCACTCGGGCGACTTCTCGCGGTCCAGCAGCGTGTCGGCCAGGTCGTCCTCGTACATCACCGTGCAGGTCAGCAGCGCCGAGATCGACTCGCCGGGCCCGGCCATGCCCATCACGTCGCCGTGCAGCAGGTCGAGGCGTTTCTTCGTTTGGTCGGCCGATCGGGCCGACTCCCGCGTCTGCGGATCGTCGAGCAGCACCAGCGACGGCCGGATGATCGACCCGTCCGCCCGCGTGTGCTGCTGCCCACGGAGGTGGCTGTCCAGGCTGGTCGTCGTGATGATCGAGCCGGATGACGGGCTGGTCTCGTAGCCGTCCTGTCGCAGTTCCATGGGCAGGTGCTCGCCCTCGATCGTCGGGAAGACGAGTTTGTCCAGCCCCCAGTGGACGTGCGTGAGCTGGCCCTGGATGTGCTGCTGGCCCTGGCGTTTCGAGGAGTTCTCCAGGCAGCGGAACGGGTGGACCGCCTCAGGGAAGTCCTCCAGGAGCAGCGGCTCCTCCAGGACCATGATCCGGATGGGGCGCAGCAGCTCGCGGGCGTTGCCCTGACTGCCGGCGATCATGCACACGAACGGCCGGTAGCCGTAGAGCACCGCCCACAGCGCGGCGCAGCGGGCCAAACTGGTTTTACCGCTGGCCCTGGGCATCGCGAAGGCGAACAGGCCCCCCTCGCGGACGGCCTTCTCGATCTTGGCGACGACGCGGAGGTGGTCGTCCGACCACGGCCGCCAGAAGGCCCGCGGGAAGTACGTCTGGCAGAACAGCTTGAACGAATCACCGCAGGCGTTGCGGCGGTCGAGGTCGGCGATCTCGGGGATGGGGTAGATGTCCTGGGCGGCCTTGGTGGCGGCGCGGTTGCGCTGGGCCTGGCGGCGCTTGGCCTCGGCGTAGTCCATCTTCGCCGGCCGGGGCTTGTCCAGCTCGCCGACGAGCCATCGGACGTAGCGCACCAGGTGGATGTGCGTGCCGTCGCCGAAGCGCAGGGCCCCGGCGTCCATCTGCCGGCGCAGGCGCGACCGCGTCAGCACCGCGCCCAACGGCGTGGCGTTGACGAGTTGGAGCAGCTCCGACTGCGTCAGCCTGGACGGGTCAATCGCCATGTGGTGTCAGATCCCTCCCGGCGACCCCTTCAAGCTTGGGAACCACCCGACGGTTGACTTCGGCGAAGTAGTAGACATCGCGTTCAACCAGACTTGCCAATGTATGGTTGTGGCCCACGTGTCGATGAAGGTCGCATGCGGCGATCCGTCTGCAGATCTGCTGAGCCGACAGGTGGCCTGCGCAAAGCGGCTTCCGGTAGTGCCTGTTGATCACACGCAGGCTGGGGAAAGGCAGCCGGATGATGCCGCGCCTGTCGCCAAGCTCGCGGCGCACGATGCGATGCACACGGGCATCCAGACAGACGATGACATCTGGGCAGAGCACGTCCACCTCCAGCCGTGAGAACCACTCCCAGCAGAGACGAAGGCTGTCAATGTCGTCGATCGCCAGCCTCCTGTCGGGGCTGCGGAAAGAGAACTTCGAGAGATTCGTGGCGGCCACTTCGGGGTAGATGCTCTCTCCGGGACCAGGCAACTTGGCCGACAGGCTCGAACGAATCAGCGAAGCCAGGACGGGGATGTGGCCAGTGTCAAAGGGGTGCATCGCGGCCGTTCCCTCGCACGCATACGAGTGGTTCTGTCGGTCCAAGCCGATTGACCACTCTTCCGCCCAGGTCTTCGCCGGCTCATAGCCATCGTGGAGGTTCTGGCTGAGCGCGTAGAACAGCACCCGACGCCCTTTTGTTCGGTCCGCGAAGTAGTCGGAGCCGATGTACGGAGCGTAGCCGGGGAGGAACGCCGTGCCGCCTGGCTTGACGGGAGCGAGGCGCTCGATCTCCTCTCGATGCCTGCGCGAAACCGCCTCGGCGTTTGCCACAAGCTGCACCAGGGCCCTCTGTCGTCGATCATTGCTCATTGGGTGGATCTCCCTTCGCGGCCATTCTCGAGGTTCGGGACTTGGCTGTCATCGTCGTTCTCCCGGCCCAGTTCGCGGTTCAGCCACGCAGCGTAGTGCACTAGGTTGACCGTCCCATCCGCCGCCACCGGCGCCCCGGCCGCCACGTGGTCGCGGACCTTCTCGGCGGGCACGGCGAGCATCCGCGCGAGCTGCTCGATGGTCAGCGCCACGGGGTTAACGGCCCCGTCCGCCGGGGGGCCGCCCGGGGCGCCGGATTCCGCGGCCTGGGCAGGTACATCGGTGGAACGTTTTTCGTCAACGGCCATAAGTCGCGCCCTCAGCGGAACATAGAAGATTCGTGAATCTGCATGGGTTTCCGGCAATTGCCTTGGCGGGGGCGGAAAACCATGGCCTCATGTGGTCATGAACATGCGGAAGGAGAAACCTACCTCGCCAGCCGGCCCGGCAGCGCCGTCCGCAAGGCCATCAACGCCGAGGCACGCCGCTGCGGCTACACGCCCCGGACCATCATCGCACTGCACGCCGAGTAGGAGGACACGACCATGAAGACGACGCGAATCGACATCGAAGGCCCCAACGGCACGGCGACCATCACCCGGGACGGCCGGTGCATCGAGATCGTCGGCCACCGCCTGGTGAAGGCCATCGAGACGACCGACGGGCGGACCTGCCTCGTCAAGAAGCCCTTCCGTCTGCTCGCCGACGCCTGGAGCCAGAACGAGAACTGGAAGGTCGCCCGCGACCTCCAGCACCACCTCGACGGCTACATCGGTACCAACGGCGACGTGGACGGCTACCGGCGCATCATCGCCACCTTCGAGGACTGAGAGACGCGGGGCGCCGTCCCGCCCAAGGAGAACGCCATGCAGATCGAAGGCATCGAGTTCGACACGGCCCACGAGGCCATCCAGCACACCGAGGCCGCCGGGTGCGGCACCGCCATCCGCGTGGATGGTAAGAACCTGGTCATCCGCGAGGACGACGCGGAACGCATGGCCGCCGCCGGCGTCGAGTTCGCCTACCTGTGCGACCACGAGGGGCGCATCGTCCACATCCCCGTCAACTGAAAGGACCACGCCATGAACGAGATCGAGATGGAGACCTCGCTGTACGAGACGCTTCAGGACGAGGAGATCGTCCCGGAGGTGGCCAGCGTCCGCACGTTCGAGGAGGCCGGCGTGCTGACCGGCAACCGCGGCGTCGTGGTGCGCTGCACGGACGGCGCCGAGTTCCAGGTCACGATCGTGCAGAGCCGTTGAGCGGGAGGATCGACCATGAAGCGCAAGCGACCCAAGACGTACGAAGCGGAGCACGCCGGCCGGAAGGTCCGTGTGACCGTCCCGGAGCGCCAGGACGACGACGGGCCCGGAACCGCCGAGCGCATCGCGAGCCATCCGATGTTCTCGCCCAGCGACCTGGCGTACTTCCGCCGCAAGGGCTACAGCGACGCGGAGATCCTCGCGTTCTGGGACCGCGACCACGCCGCCGGCCAGAAGCCGGTTCGGCATGACAAGTCCGTCAGTTCTCTGTCGGAGGCACTCCGCGAGAACCTCTCGCCGCAGACCGTGGCGGCGATGGTGGCGCACCTCGAGTCGGTCCGAACGAACAACGAGGCCGTCAACGGCCAGGTCCGTTGGTTCGCCGACACGCTCATCGAGCTGGTCGGCGGGCCCGAGCAGCTCAACCGGTTGTACGACGAACTGGGCATCTGAATGCCAAGGAGAACCGCATGGAACAGACGCTGACCATCGAGGAGGCCAACCGCCTCGCACGCGGCAAGGTCCGCGTGTCGGCCGATCCGATCGACCCGTCACTGTGGCGGATCGAGGGCGAAGAGGCGACCGAAGCGCACGAACCGATGACGGCCAGCGCGTGGCTGGCATTCCTGAAGGACTGGGCCTCGTAGCAGGCCCCCAGCACGAGGAGAACGAGCGATGAAGAAAGACGAGGTCAAGGTGGGCGGCTTCTACGCCGCGAAAGTGTCCGGTCGGATGGCGACCGTCCGCATCGACGCCGAGAACCACCGCGGCGGCTGGGATGCGACGAACCTCACGACGAAGAAGAAGGTCCGCATCAAGAGCGCCCAGCGCCTCCGCCATGAGACGCGAGGACCGGGCCAGAAGGCCAAGCCCGACGTCGCCAAGACGGTCGAGGCCGTCGAGAAGGGCGACCTGACCAAGGGCGTCAAGGTGCCGACTGCCCGCAAGAAGCGCGGCGGGATCACCGAGGCCACGAAGGCCGACGCCGTCAACGCGGCCATGCAAGCGGTCGCAGCCGACAAGAAGAAGCGCCAGGCCAAGGCCGACAAACCGGCCAAGCAGCGGAAGCCGAGTGGCCTGGACGCCGCGGCGCAGGTCCTGGCCGAGGCTGGCGAGCCGATGGGCTGCAAGGAGATGGTCAAGCGGATGCTGGCCAAGGGCCTCTGGCAGACCGGCGGCAAGACGCCGGCAGCGACGATCTACGCCGCCATCATCCGCGAGATCGCCACGAAGGGCGACGATAGCCGGTTCCGCAAGGTTGAGCGGGGCAAGTTCGCCCTGGCCAAGTAGCGCGATCATCAACCAGCCCTCTCCGGCGCCCCGGTCCACGCGGCCGGGGCGCTCTCAGCCCTGATTCCCACTTCCGCCGGCTTGACCATCCGCACCGGCATGCCCAACTCCCTCGCGATCGCCATCTCAGCCTGCACGCCCTTGCTTTCCCGCCAGCCGTCCAGCGCCAGCACCATGAACCGGTCGCACCGCTCCAGGTGGGCCCGGTCGTAGCGTTGCCAGAAGTCCCAGTCGCCGGGCAGGCCGTAGAGCGTCAACGGGTGCGAGTCGACCACCGGCGAAAAGACAAACATGCCCTCGCAGATCATCCGAGCCGTCGCCCGGCAGGCGGCCTCAAACCGCCACTGGCGGACGGCCGGATCGGGGCGTGTGTACGGAGACGCCAAGTAAATCACGCCCTGTCCTCCTTGACGGCGACGAGGTTGCCGCGGGGAACCACCACGAGCCGCCCGTCAATCTTCACGCCGACGTTCCGAGGCCCCGGGCCCTTGGACACGACTCGCACGATCCCGGCCTTGCCGTGGTACGGCATCGCAGCCGCCCCGGCCTTGGCGTAGTGCACACGGACGCGCTGTTCGATTCGCGGGTGGAAGATCATACGCTCACCTCCGCAGTGTTCTTGACCCCGCGGTAGGGGGCACGCAACGGGCCTAATCCGCCTCTGGACACACGGAGAACAGCAGACTACTCTGATGGGGTGGACGCAGGTGCCAACGACATCCCGCAGAAGTGCTGTCTCAACTGCCATTTCCTGGTCGAGTACAAGCTCCGACCTGGAAGCTTTGGTTCCCCTGTCTCCAAGCAATACCGGACCGAGATCCTCAGCGATCCGACAGCACGCGACAACAAGCTCGAGAAGAGGTTCCAGGCGTGCGCCTGCTACATGGGCGTCTGGAGTCCAGCCACAACCATCGAGGAAGCCAAAGAGGACTTGGGCAATCGCGATTGGGACCGAGTTGTCCGCGAGCGGGGAGAGAGTTGCTTCTTCTGGCCCCACGACAACCGGCTTTCGGTCGAGGCGGCTAAGGAATTGGAGCGCCGCGAAGCCGATCGCAGAGAGGCCAAGCAAGATCGGAAGTGGGCGAAGATCGGCGTGTGGGTGGCGGCCATCGCTCTTATCGCCAATCTGCTCTGGAGTGTCTACCAGCACTTCAATCCTCCTGCGACTGCTTCGCCGCAGACTGCGGCTCCGACGAGCAAATCCTCTCCGCCTTCCGGCCCGTGAACTTCTCCCAGCGCTGCACGATCACGTCCGCGTACAGCGGGTCGATCTCCATGAGGAATGCCCGGCGCCCCGTCTGCTCGCAACCGATCAGCGTGCTGCCGGAGCCGCCGAACAGGTCCAGGACATTCTCGCCCGTCTGGGATGAGTACTGGATGGCCCGCACGGCCAGCTCGACCGGTTTCTCGGTCAAATGCACCATCGACTGCGGGTTGACCTTCTTGACCGACCAGACGTCCGTCACGTTGGCTGGGCCGAAGAACCGGTGCGCGGCGCCTTCGCGCCACGAGTAGAAACAGTTGTGCGTGACAATCCCGTCCGCGATGTAGTGGCGGTGCTTATCGACCGCCATCGAATGGACAGGCCCGGCGTAGGACTGCACGTCCACCGCTCGGATGGGAACCCACTCGAACCGCTGCCCGTCACGGGGGACGGGGACGGCCATGACGTCGGGCAGCAAATTGCACGCGCGAACCTGAAGCGGAACGCGGCATCCGTGCTTGGCGCGAGTCCGGCCGCGCCTGAGGAAGGGATAGAGCACGTCCCGGTGGTGATCGGCCAGCGCCTGCCGCGCTCCCCGTTCCAGCTGGTCCGGGTCGAGAACCTCGTAGATGCTCCGGATCTGTGCGTCTGACCGCTGGGAGCTGGGCGACTCGCGCCAGAACGTTGTCGGGATCCCGTAGGTGGTCGAGACGATCTGCTCGGCCACCGCCGCATCCCCCTTCGTGGGGTGGATGCTCAGCACCCATGCGGCCTCGCCGCCCTCGGTACTCAGCCGCTGCTTGACCCCAAACCCCCAGGTCCCGCGAAGCTTGGCGGACCCCACGCGCCACCAGGCGCCGCGCTGCATCAAGTAGACGCACCACACGTCGCTCGCCCTCGGGGTCATCTTCACGCTCCATACGTGTCCGTCCGTGCACCAGCTGCTCCGGTCGCCGACCACAACGCCGTACAGCGGGCCGCGGTAGTCGCGACGGGTCGTCATGACCTCCATCCCATGCCGTAGGCCCACTACTGCGGATGAACGGGTGCTGAAGCTGACCACACGGTCACCGTTGCGCAGCGAAGCGATGGACGCCGAGCCGCAGGGCGTAAGTACTGATGTGTCAGGCGGCTGGCACCACTCATGGTTGCCCATGAAGTCCTTGCGCGTCAGGACCGGGTGCTCTTTGACCCAGATGATCATCTGGCTGAAGTAGAGCCCGGATTCCCTCAGCGCGTTGGGGTAGTTCCAGATGTTCGAGTACCCACCCCAGATGTACGCGCTGTGCCCGGGCTCCAGCACGCGTTGGATGTTGCCGAACCAGGCCCGCAAGAGCCGGGCGAACTCCTCGTCGGAGACGAAGTCGTTCACGAGCGGCCGGTCCTTGGCCCGGAGCTTCTTGTCCGTCGCGTGCGTCTTGCCACGAATGGCCATGTCCATGCCCTGCTGGCCGATGGGGCGGTCGCCTGTAGCGGCGATGGCATTGTTCGACCGCGAGGCGACCTTGACGTTGTAGGGCGGGTCGGTATTGACCAGGTGGACCGGCTGGCCGTCCAGGAGGCGGTCGACGTCCTCCGGCTTGCCGCTGTCGCCGCAGAGCAGCCGGTGCTGGCCGAGGATGTACAGGTCTCCCGGGCGTGTGACCGCCTCGTCGGGCGGCGCGGGCACCTCGTCCGGGTCGGTCAGCCCTTCCTGGACGCGGCCGTCCAGGAGCTGCGCCAGGGCCTCCGTGTCGAAGCCAAGCAGGTCCAGGTCGAAGTCCGCCGCCTGGAGATCCTTCAGCTCGATGGGCAGCAGCTCGTAGTCCCACTCGGCCAGCGTGTTCGTCTGGTTGTCGGCGAGCCGGTAGGCCTTCGCCTGCTCCGGCGAGAGGTCCTTGGCCACGTGCACCGGCACCTTGGCCAGTCCCAACTTCTTCGCCGCCTTCCATCGCGTGTGGCCGACGATGATGACTCCTGCCTCGTCCACGACGATCGGCTGGCGGAACCCGAACTCCCGCAGCGACGCCGCCACGGCGTCCACGGCGGGGTCGTTGACGCGGGGGTTGCCCTCGTACGGCTTGACGTCGTCCACCTTCATCAGCGTGACATCCATGTCCTTTTCTCCTGGTCACTTACGGTGCGTTTTCGCGCGCAACAAACAAAGAACTGACGCCCGACTGTTCCCGTCGCGGTCTTCCGATATAAGTCCCGGCGAAGGAACCATTTACACGCCACCTCTCCTCCTCTAGCTGGCGCGGGCCTTTTCTGTGCGGCGCCCGGGCGAGTCCCCGCAGCCACCACGGCATACCGGTCTTCCCGTGCAGCAGGTGCGACATGCCCGCGTAGATACCGCCGCGCCGGTTCCCGACCCCACACGCGCGTACGCGCGCTTGCGGGCGTCGCGCGGGGGGGTAGGGGCGGTATAGGCGGTAATATAGAAGAGAGAGTTGTTATTTCTTTATATTCCATATCTTACGCCCTTCCAGGTTCCCGACTTCGAGCAGGCGGGAACTCGGCGGTCAAGGCGGGAACTCCCCTGGCAGCATGCCAGTTACCGACTTCTGAGGCGGGAACTGCCTCTCAACCCAAGATGCGATAGCGGTGGCCAATCCGCCCTCCTTCCGCGGTTGAGCCGAGTTCGTGGGCGATGCGCTGCTGGCCCTTGAGGGAGTTGCGGACCTCCTCGATGTCCCGGTCGCTCCAGCCAAGGCGGCGGGAGAGATACCAGTGCGGCATCCAGTCATCGCCTCGACGCCGTCGCCAGTTGCCCAGCACCTCGAGCATGCGTTTGCACTTGGCGTCGAACTCACCTGCGGCGACGTGCTGGGCGGCCATGTAGAGCATGCGGCGGGTCTGGTACTCGACGAACCGCCAGGCCCAGCGGACGGCGGGCTCGCCGATGGACGGCGTGGTGTGGGACTCGCTGACAGCATGGATGAGGGCGAGCTTGCGGGTCTTCTCGTATGCCCGAGCCCAGATGGCCATGGCGGCCGGATCGTCCTTGTCCTCGGCCTCGGTGTAACGGTCGTCGGCGAAGGTGCGGCATTCCTCGAGAGCCGCCTCGGCCGCCGGCGTGGCCGACACCAACACGGGCTGGGGGTACCACTCCTGCAGGTTGCTCGTGCCCCCCGGCCGAAAACCCGCCCACCAGCGTGCGGTGTCCACGATGGCCGCCGGCAACGGCATGGCCGCGGGCACCTGCCCTCGACCACGTTTCGACGCCTCCAGGATGAGCAGCCGGGCGACGAAGCCGTTGTTCAGCATGCGGATCGACAGCGCCTCGTAGTAGTACTTGGGCACGGCCGTGCCGAACATGCACAGCGACGGTTGGTCGATCAGTCCGGGCGACTGCTTGCCGGCCTTCACCCGCATCGGGTAGACGGCGTTGGACGACGTGTACATCTTCAGCAGCACGTTCATGATGTTCTCGTGCCGCGCGTCGCCTGCCCGGTTGATGGCGTTCATCAAGCCGTCGATCTCGTCGGTCTGGAACAGCAGCGACGGCGTGACGAACATCCTGTCCTCAATGCCTTCCCCGCTGGCGAACGCATCGCCCAGGCAGTCCTGGAGGCCCGCCTCGACGCAGATGCGCTGGTTGACCTTGCGGGGGTGGTCCTTGCCGGCGCCCGAGTTGGCCAGGGCGAGGACGTAGAGGTTGGTGCGGTTCTCGGCCGAGTCCTTGACCTTTCGCCCGGCCAGGAACGCCTGGAGCGTCAGCGCCGCGGCGAACGCCAGGGCCGGCTGCGGGTAGGGGGCGGTGGCGAGCGTGTAGTCCACGACGGCGCTGATGAATCCGGGCACCTGGAGCAGGTCGGCGGGCATCGGGCCTGGGTCGAGGTTCTGCGGGTCGGGGTCCTGTGCGGGCTGCGGGCCCGCGATACCGGTGATGTCCACGTCGGACGATGTCGACGACAGGGCCGCCTGGTGGGCCTTGGCCAGCGTTCGCGTGACGTAGTCCCGCCGCAGGGCCTTCTCGGGGTTCCTGGCATGCCTGCGCCGGGCGGCGATGATCAGGTTGGCGATCTCTCGGTCGGCCCAGCCGCGCATGGCCGCGATGGTCGCCAGGCTGAGGTCGTACGCGCTCTGCGACTGGTCGGCCAGATCCGGGCGGTCCCGGCTCCAGGTTCTCTCGAACAGCGGACTGGCGGCCAGCGCCACCGACAGCTTCTCCGTCGGCGGCTTGGCGTCCGGCCGTAGGACAAGCTCGTCGACCTGGACCTCGGTCGGGACGTCGGGCGGCTGTGGCAGGGGGAAGTCCGCCGGCTTGTAGCGCACAGATGCGTCGCGGCGCAGGATGCGCACCTCGACAGGCTGGCCGCCGCCGTTGCGGTTCCACGTGCCCGGCAGGCGCAGGACGCGGGCAAGGTCGCCCAGGTTCTCGAGCTTCCAGCCCAGCGCCTCAGCGGCCGAACAGACCGCCCCGTGCCAACCTCGCGCGAGCGCGGCGGCCCTGGCGCGGTCATGGGCGTCCTGGAAGATCCACGGGCGGTCCAGCAACCAGTAGGCGTGTAGCCCATGGCCGCTGTGGATGAGGATCGAGGGCGCCAGCGGCAGATGCTCCAGGACGCTCTCTGCCTCCTCGACGGTTGCCGGGAGCTTCTTGTCGGGATGCGCGTCGCCCGCCAGATCGATGTCCGCCCACAGGGCGCCGATGGCGGCGACGTCGTTGGCCTTGCCCCGGCCCGGGGGCCGACCGGCGATCAGCCCGAGGCCGAAGTAGACGTTTTCCCTGTCCGCAAGGCCGTTGGCGTGGGCGACCGCCCTGTCGATGCCATCGAACAGCTTCGAGCGCAGGCTCGGAACAGCGAAGATGCACAAACGCCGTTGCTTGCCGAGCGCGTTGCCGAAGATGTCCCGGATGAACTGCTGCATCATCGCGCGCCCAGTTTCCGGCCGAAGTTCACGTTGCCGATGTCAATCCGCCCGTCCTGGCCGAGCGTGAGCACGCGGCTCTCGCCGCAGAACAGGTTCAGTGAGCCGTGACGGATGGCAGCCGTGCCCAGGTGCTGGTGGGCCATGATGCTGGCCAGCGGCCCGTGCTGCTTCGGGGCCGGGAAGAGGAAGCCGAACGTGGGGACAACCGCCACGCAGCTGGGCAGGAAGAAGACGCTGTTCGTGTAGTCGATGAGCTGGTTGCAGCCGGGCCCGATCTTCTCGCCCGAGCGCTTGACCTCGATGACGATCGCGCCTGAGCGCCACCCGGCGTCGTAGAGCTTCCTCGTCGGCAGGAGCAGCACGTCGGCCTTGACCGCTTGGTGCTCCTGCCAGAAGTGCTTCCACAGCGGCTCACCGAAGACCTGCCGATGGGCGCGGAACATGCCCGTGGTAGCCACGAACTGGACGAAGAAGTCCTCCGCGTCGGACTCCACCGTCCAGTCGCCGCAGGTCACGTCGAGCCTGCCGTCGGGCTGCCGGGTTTCTCGGAGATCGGCCATCAGGACATCCGTGTCCCTCGTCAGAACGGCACCTCATCACCCGCCCACTGATAGTCTGGTACCGGAAGTCGCTCGTCCGCGCCGGAGAGAAGGGGCGGCTTCGCGCCGAGTTGGTAGCCTGTGATCCGGTCGTACTTCTCCCCGGCGACGCTGCGGACGGTGATCGCGTGCGTCTCGCAGATCCCGCCGATCTCGCAGATCTCCACCGCCTCCTCGGCGGTCTCGGGCACGGCCTCATCCGACCGGCGTCGCCACCACTGCTCGGCCTTCATGCGCGCGTAGCCATCGTGTTCGAAGCAGATCCACTCTGACTGCCAGCCGTTAAGGCCGATCTGGTACTCGACCCGCACGCTGCGAGGCGCATCCTCCGGCGCATCCCGCTTGGTGTGGACGCTGTAGGAGACCTCGAGCACCGAGTACTCCGTCTCCGTCGCCTCACCTGACAGGATCCCCGCCGTCGTCGCCTCGGCGTCGTGGGACGAACGCTGGCGCTCGGGGAACTCGTAGCCGCAATCCGGGCAGCGTCCGTACCCGGCGGCAACGATCGTGTGACATTCCGGGCACTCCTTCGCCGGCGCCTGTCCTTGGCCGCGGCCGAGGGTATCCCGGGGCCTGACCTGGTCCACCGGCCCGTGACGGAGGACGTTGCCGCCGAAGTCGAGGACGAGGCAGTCCTCCTTGGTCGCATCCTTGCGGAAGCCGCGGCCCACCATTTGGTAGTACAGGCCGGGCGACATGGTCGGACGCAACAGGGCGATACAGTCCACGTTCGGCGCGTTGAAACCCGTGGTCAGCACGTTCACGTTGCACAAGAACTTGAGGTCGCCTGACCGGAACTCATCTATCAGCTCGTCGCGCCGGGTGGTCGGTGTGTCCGCACAGACGAATCCACACCGCTCCCCGTGTCCATCCTCGAGGACGCGCTGGATGTGCAGGCCGTGCTCGATGCCCGAGGCGAAGACCAGGACCGAGTGCCTCCCGGCCGCCTGCTCCACGAGTTCGGCGCACGCCCTACGGACCAGGTCGCCGTCGTCCATCAACGCCTCCACCTCGTTGGCGATGAACTCGCCGCCACGGATATGGAGCTCGGACGTGTCGGCCTTCGCCGTCCCTGCCTTGCTCCGAAGCGGGCACAGGTAGCCCTGGACGATCAACTCCTTGACGCCGATCTCGTAGCAGATGGCGTTCAGGAAGTTCTCCGGCGCGCAGATCGACCCGCTGGTCATCCGGAAGGGCGTGGCCGTCAGACCGATGGTCCGAACGTGCGGGTTGATGAGGCGGGCATCGGCCAGGAACTGGCGATACATCCCGTCACCCTCCGGCGGGATGAGATGCGCTTCGTCGACCAGGACCAGATCGAACGCGTCCAGTTCCTCAGCCCGCCGGTACACCGACTGGATGCCTGCGACGATCACCGAGTGCTCCGTGTCCCGGCGCTTCAGCCCGGCCGAGTAGACGCCAACGTCCAGGTCCGGCGCCATGCGCGAGAGCGTGCCGGCCGTCTGCTCGAGCAGCTCCTTGACGTGGGCGACGACCAAGACGCGTCCGTCCCAGCGGGAGATCGCATCCCGGCAAATGGTGGCCATCACGGGCGTCTTGCCACCGCCAGTCGGGATGACGACCACCGGGTTGTCCTCCCTCGTTCGGAGGTGGTCGTAGACTGCCTGGACGGCCTCTACCTGGTAGGGCCGCAGCTGGATCGCCTCTTGCGGCGTCGATTGCGGTGCCATTCGATCACCCGGTCCCGGTCACGGATGGGTCTGGTCGACGCCAGCAGCGCCTTGACGAAGCGGACATTGGGATCGCGCTCCTCCGCGAACGTTCGCTGGTAGAGCACGCCGAACGACCAGACCCGGAAGCGCGCTTCGATCTCGCGCCAATCATCAGCTGCAGGGTCACCAGTCACTTCCGCGCCCAGGGCGGCGTGCCGGCCGCCGGTTTGGCCGGCGCGGCAGCGCCCTTCTTGGCGAAGCCCTTGATCTCGTTCGTGAACTCCCCAGTGTCGTCACGCCGCTTCAGCTTCACGCTGATCTCCAGAGGCAGGTCGTGCAGTTCGGTGGAGTCCTTCGGCGTCAGCACATTGACTGCCCTGCAGATCGCAGAGAGCTGGCCCCGGGCGATCTGGACCGTGGTGGGATTCGGATTGTCGAGATTCAGCCGCGCCCAGACCTTCCGGTTGCGGTACTCGCCCTCCAGGATCTGGAACGTGAGTTCCAGGTAGTTGCCCGCGCCGTTCTTCGTCGCTTTCATCGCCGAGCCGACGATGGCGGCGATATATCGGCCGGCGGGGATGGGCTCCAACTCGGTGTTCGGTTCGACCTGACTGGCGTCGAATCCACGTAAATCAGCCATTTGTAGTCTCCTCTCCGTCGGTGACGGCGTTGGTGTTTCCGGTGAAGTGCTTGGCGTACTCGGCCCAGTCGAGAGGTAGCTCGTCTGGGAGGTCGAGCCGGTTCTTGGCGACGTGGGATGGACGTTCCGTCGTGTAGAGAATGCGCTCGCCTGTCCCGATCCCCCGCGTCTTGACGCGGTCGAAGCCTTCGTCGGTCTGCTTGACGTGGACCTTGTAGGTCGCGAAGAGCACTTCGTCCGCCCATTCCTGAACCATGGCCGAGGCCAGCTTGTGCAAGCGCGGACAGTAGCGGTCGTACGAGTCCTGTGCCGGGTCCGCGAACCGGGAGATCTGAGAATGGGCGATGAGGATAACCGTCATCCCACGTTCGTTACGCAGTGCGTCCAGACCCTCCAGGAACTTCCGCCAGTGTACCGTCGCGAAGATGTACGCCTTGCCGTATGGGATGTCCTCCATGCTGCCCACGTTCCGCTCTTCGCAGACGGTCTGCCAGACGAGTTGCTCCAACCAGTCCAGCGAGTCGACCACGACCGCGCGGTAGGGGTGCTCTTCGGTATAGAGCTCTGCCAGCGCTTGGATCACGTCGTCGAACGACTGGGCCAGCGGGAACTTCTCGCACGCGATCTCGGCCAGGCCGTCTTCGCACTGCACGAAGATCGGCCGCTCGGCGCAAGAGGCAAACGAGGACTTGCCGACACCGTGGACGCCGTACAACATCAGGCGCCGCGGAGCGGGTTGTTTGCCGACGATGATCGTGGACAGCATGCTCATGTGGTGGACTCCTTGGTCTGAAGGGACTCGGTGACACGACGGACTCGGAAGGAGGTGGACCCGAACTCGCGGCAGAGGAAGCCGACAAAGATCCGGTTCAGATCGCGGCCGACGGCTGTGCCGGCGTCGATGCTGCACTCGCGGGCCCTGGCGTTGAGACAGTATCGGCCATCCAGCCTGACGCGCGACTCGCCGTGGAGCGACTCGACGGCCAGGATGCTCAAGAGAAGCGTCTGCTCGAGCTCTTCAGCCGGCACAATGTCGTCGAATGTGTAGCGATGCACTTCTCTGGTCATTTCTCTGACCTTTCCGGCCCGCCTCTCGGGCCTACCGTTCAAGTACCGGGTTCATCAGAGGCGCGCCGGCGCTGAGGAAGGAATTCCTCTACACCGGCCTCTGAAAAGGGCTTGCGGAGCTTCAGGATGCGGTCAAACAGCGTTCCGCGAGCGATGCCCGTCGTGCGGCTGAGTTCGGTCAGGGTCAGCTCCAGGAGCTGCCCGGCAAACTCCCTGGCATCGGGGGCCAGGGAATCGAGCGCCTTGTTGATGGCCATCCGCAGGTCGGCTTCCTCGATGAAGTGTCGCCGCACTCGGCCGAGCCGGCGGAGTGCCGAATCCTGGTCGAGCAGGTCGCCTCGCTCGGCGGGCTGATTCCCTTCGCGCCCAATCCGGTCGTTGAGGGAGAGGCAGCGCTCTCCGCCGCCACGCTTCTTGGCTCGCCGGTGCTCGATCAGAGACGCGAACTTGTTCTTGATCAGGGACTTCTCAAAGGCGTTCACATCGCCACGGCCGGGAGTGTACGAGGAAGACTTCGACCACAGGTGGATCAGCAGTTCCTGCTCGGCGTCCTGCCTGTCCTCGTCCGTATAGGATTGCCCCATGTGCCGTCTCACCCAGAACTTGACGAACTTGACGGCGCAATCTGACGGCTTCCACTCGGCGGGCTCGCCCATCCGTGGGCTCCTCGCGCTGTGCGAGGAGGTCGTGTGGGCGCAGACAGATCCCGGAAGCGGAACCTACGACCCGGTGGAGGGCGTGGAACTCGCTGGTGTTGCCGGAAACCGGCTAACGCCCAACGACCTCCACGCGGGTCCGTTGGTACCTCTGCGACTGGCGACCGATGTCACCAGTTGCCGCTATTGCGGCTCACGTAGGAAGCGGGATGGGCACGGAACGAGCGCTCTCGGGCCGCTTTTTGGGGGTCTTCGATGGATGAAGTGGGCATGCCCACCTGACGGTGGACACGAAGTGGATATGGACATCCGGCCTGCTACTTGTCGCCCAGAAGCGTCTCCACGAGTTGCCTGGCTTGATCATCAGTCATTTCGCCAGCCTCGTACTTCTGCAGAATCGGCTCCGCTTTCTTCGCAGGCAACTGGTGGATGATCCGCAGAGTCTCCTCCCTCTCGGCTCGCAGGATTGCAGCCGCAGGATCAGCCCCCTCTGCCGCAGCTATCCCCCGCCGTTCCACGGCGATGTCGTGGCCGATCTTCCCGGCGGACCGAGTCCGGCTTGTCCCTCTGACCCTATTGCGCGCCAACGGGATCTGCAACTCATCCGCAATCTCGATCCATGCGTCGGACTTACTTACCATGCTTGGTGAACGGACACCAAGTTCCCGGGCGATTACATTCCGGCCGAAGATCCTCCCCGCATCCTTCTTCGACCCTTTGGCTCCATGCCTGACGGCTTCGACCAGCTCCCTGTAGCGAGGCGCACGCTTGGCCTTGTACTCCCGGATAGCAGCATCCAAGTCGCTCTGCGTCCAGCTTCTCTTGCTGGGCTTTGGCCTGCCAGAAACCGCACACTGCTCCCCTCGATCATCAAGCTCGGCGGGCGACGCCTCCACCTTGTTGCCGGATTCTCCTTCTGGTCGGGCCTCGCCTCCAGCCAAATCCTCAATGGCCATGAGCTGCTTGGCGATTCTGGATATCGTGCGGAGGGACTCCTGGACATTGGCCGAATGCTCATCGTACTCTTCGCCGGGGCTCAATGAGGGGACGGACGTCAGCTCGTCGATAGCCTCCTCGATGTCGACCAGCGACGTAGCGATGTCATCGAGGAGCTCCAAGTCCCTTTCGGGCCCTATCGCCCGAAACAGCCAAGGCTCTGCCTCGAGCAGGTGCTGATACGTTTCCCACCAGGTCCACATGCAGTCTTCAGCGGCCCCAAGCACCTCCGCCGGTGCCATGTGTCCGTCAAGCTGAGTGGGATTGAACATGCGCCACAGATCCCGCGTCTTGGCGGCCAGCACATGAAGGTGGCTGGCGAGTTGGGGGCCATCGATTTCCCGCCATACGCGATCACTCTTGATGGGGCAGTGCCCGAAGCCTCGCTCTGTTTCGACCCAGCCCTTTAGGCCTCGCCAGCTGTAGAAGTCCTCAATCTCCTCATCGCTGGAACTGGCGCCCTCCTGAGAGGCATGCGGCCGCGTCTGCCGCTCTTCGGCTGGGCCAACACCGTCCCGGCCTTCGGCTGCCTTGGCGCAGAACTCATCCTCCCCCGCGGGCACAGCAGGAAGCCCATCGATGTAGCTGACCCAAAGCCGAAGTACGCCGATAGCCTTCGCGGCTATGTCTCTTGCCGCTTGTTCACCTCTGGCGTCAACCAGTTTGCCCTCACCTTCTGGCGTGTCTTGGAACTCGTGGCAGATCACGTCCTTCGGCATGCCGCCGACCGGATCATGCAAGCGATAGCCCAGCACGAGTCGACGCCTTGGCACCTTCTTGGCAAGCCCATCCCACGCTGCCGGGCCGGGCCACTTCTCTCCGACATCTGGCTCGATACTCGTTCCTTCTGGATTCCACTGCGTGTGCTGGATCGGCGGAGACAGGAATCCCAATGCCATCGCCAACCGGCCGGCTTCCCCAAGATGACGTGGTTGGTGCAGGAACTCATCTGGGTCCGTCTGAAGCCGCATGATCATGTCTTGGCAGAGCCAGCTAAGACGTGCTCTGGCTTCCGTGAGCGTGCTGACCCTTGCGTCCTGTTCCGGAGGCGAAACCACGGGCCAGGCGTAGCCTACGTTCTTGAGTGTTTCCGGATCAAGATCCTCGGAACCATCTGCCGCTTCCTCCGTCATCGCCTCCGATCCCGGGTCGGCTGGGAGATGGATCTCCCAGTCCCTTGCTATCATGAAGAAGTCAGCGTCATCGCCAGTCACCTCGCCTCTCCGATACTTCGCAATGGAGTCATTCGCGAGAACTATTTCGTCGACGTCGAGTGCTTCGCCGGTAGTGTATCCGAACCGAAGATCGTCTCCGTGTTCCGCCCCGAACTTCCCACAAAGCCGGGCAGCCAGGTTTTCTGAATCGGCCCTGTAGAAGTAGAACTTCTCGTCCAAGTCAGCGGCCGGGTCTTGCGGGAAGACTGATCCCCAAGTCCACCAGAGGTAAACGCTCTGTGACTCGACCGTGCCTTTGGACTCAACTGGTGAACACGAATCCACAAGCGTGTTGTTGAAGGCAACGAGCAATTCGATAAAGGCAAGGACCTCTCCTCGGAAACCAGACTGGCAATGCTGCTTCTTGTGCTTCGTGTCGATGTAGGCGAGACGCATCTCGCGGGCGATGGCCTTGATGGTTTTCGGCTCCCGACGAACCCCCGGAAGCTCCAACTCAA